AGTAATAATGAAAACTTATGAAGCATTAGTGCAAGCATTATTGCTTTCAGTAACTGCACCAACTGAAGAAAAATCAAAAGAATGTTTAAAAATAGCAATCGGTATTGCTAGCACATTATCTAGTGATGAAGTTGAAAAAGCAAAATTAGAAGCTGAAAAAAGTCTAAAAGAGTATAATTTATAAATAGGAGCAAAATAATGATTAGTACAAATAAATTAATAGATATTTATAACGCATGGGGTGAGAAGAATGATTTGCACCCTATGTCCGATCCAAGAGATATGAAACACGATGCTAGACTAAATAAAAAAGAAGTATCTTGGATAGATAAGTTTTTGAAAGTATTTGAAAAAGCTGATAAGATTGAGCAATCAATTAGTAAATTATTTATGTTTAACGAAAGAACATCAAGATATATTTTAAAATCAAATGCTCACTTTGTTATCGATGTTTACAAAGGCACAAAGAAAAAACCTAAACCTACTTTTAAAGTAAATGTTAATGGCGAAATTTTTGAAACATCTCATAATATTTACGATGCTATGAAAAGTTTACTAAAAAGGAGAGTATAATGGTAGAAAAAAGTAAATTAAAAAAAATTGAAGAAGATTTTTCAATTAATAAATTTATAAAGAAGAGAAACAATTGGTCTAATCAACACCGAGAGAGAAATGGTGGTTTATTAGTCAATAAATATAAAAATTATTTAAAGAGGTTAAAGAAAAACGATGAGTAATCCACACAACGATATTATTCGGGAATCTCTGTCAAAAGATGTAGAAGATATGAAAGTCAAAGAGATATTTGATTTAATAAACTCTAATCCATCGCTCGGAGATCATTCTGATTTTGCAAAAATGATAGCCAATATTATCGAACATAAGTTTGAACATATGAACGATTAATGGAAATATTCTTAATTATAATTATCTATATAGCGCTTACACTCATACTGTCAGCGCTTTTTTTTATCTTCTTCAACTAATATTTCTGGCCTTGGAAGAGGCATAGAAATCTTTTCATATACATCTTTGTACGATATAAAACATTTCGTATTGTCATTATAAATCTCCTGATGTACCTTTGTACACTCTTCTAAAGTGGGAAAGTTTAGCATGATAAATGTGCTATAAACCTTTACTGTACCTACTAATAAACTACCTGTCATTTTGTCCTCCTTTATGCATTATCTCTTGCTGTTGTTGGCATATATTCGCCCCTGCTCAGTGATCCTCCCTCAACACCTAGCCACACTCTTCTACCTTGTCCAGATAGATTATACTTAGCTATTCTACCATTTCTCTGTAGTATCTGGCAGTAAGTATTAAGTGTCGATTGTTCTAAATTACGCAGAACTTCTGGGGCATTTTGTTCCTCAAGCCGAACAATTATAGAATTAGTATCACCCATTTGTGTAAGTGCTTTACCTTCCTCCTCACATTCTTCAATCCAGCTGTAAAGTGTTTCAACACGATGATCCATCTCAGAACCGGAGTGTATCGCAGACAATTGTTCGGATTTATCCTCCAGTAATCCGGTATATAAGTCCCTAATAAAGTGTTTTATGTTACGATCTGCAGGTCCGTTTGACTTCACAACAGCCCCGTCAAAAAACCGATTCCGATGATATTCTATATTTAAGCTATCAGCCATCTTTTTCCCGATCTTTGAGCTTACATTCCATACAGCATAGGCAAAACGAACACCATCTACCAAGGCCGAAGTACCCCGAATAAGATTCCTAGCCTCTTCTGGCGTTTTTGGTGGCTCTGAGTCCTTTACCTTAGCCATGTGATGACATAGTAGAACTGTCGCCCCAGTTTCTGAGGCTATCTTGGCAACCAGTGACATCAGTGCTGCACCAGCTGCAGGGTCTGCGTTTACATCTGCATGAACGAAGGAAGCCAGTGGGTCAAACACAATGAGCTTCAGGTCCTTCATCTGCAACAATTGTTCGTAATATTTTTCGAACTGTTCACCAGTGTAATAGCTTTTATCCGAACCCTGTTGCATAATTGGGAACACGCCCCCGTAGTTTGGCAGTGGCACAATACGCATATCATACTCGTAATTAAACCTATCCCCGTTTGGATCTAGCCTTGTGATACGCCTGTGTATCTCAGCTTCATCGTCCTCTGCTGTAAATATAACTGTGTTCCCGAACTCACTCACAACACCCCCGAAGCTCTGTTGCATCCCTTTGCCCGAAGCAATCTTCATAGCTAAGTCCAGTGTCATCATACCCTTGCCCGAATCACCAGCTGCTGCAAATAATGCTGGTACTCCCAGGGGCATGATGTTGGAAACTACGAACTTTTGTTCGGGTGCTAAGCTATCAAATCGAGTAATGAGCAGCGAATCATCCAGTAAGTTGACAGACTTTTGCACCTGTTTGGCTGCTTCATTTAAAAACTCCCGAACATTAAACCCTTCTGCAATGGCATCAACAGCGTCCCATTTCTCAGGTTTGCCCTGTGGAGGCGTAAGCATCGTTACAGATTTAGCGTTTGCCTGTAGTGCCAGTTGTTGTACCAATTCTGCAACCTTCTTGCCCGACTTGTCATTATCAGGCCATATGACGACTTCTTTGCCATTTAGGGGCGAAAAATCATACGCTGAAGCGGAATTTCTGGATAGCATACCTGCACCACCCATATGACAGGTCGCTGTGAACCCGACTTCATTCAGTACATCAGCACATTTCTCACCCTCTACATAGATAATTTTATCCGATGATACGATGTTTGGTATGTTATAAAGTGGCCTGATGTCAGGCATCTTTGGATATAAACTGTTTGGCGTAAACTGCCTGAAGTCTTTTTTAGGTTTGCCAGTGGTATCCATAACGATGTTACCTTGAGCGTCCCGTACATTATATCTCCGAACAATTGCTAGGACTTCACCTTCAGCAGACAGATACTGGTGTTCTCCATCATGTGCTGTATTGATATCAAAACGATTTGATACCTGTGTTTGGAATGGATTGGAAGCTTCATACTGGTCAATATCCCGAACAATAGTTCGCTCATCACCTAAATATCCGGCGAAATATTCCTTTATTTCAGACATATTCATACCTTTCCCTTCCATCATGATCTTCACAATACCCCCGACACCTTCACCCCCGTTGAAATCAGTGCCTTGCATGAAGTGTGGCCCTGGCGTTATATCTATTTTTAGAGAGTTTCCAGGCTCACCTCTGAGTGAACCCAGTAAGAATTGATTACCCCGAATACGGCCTTGTGGGTAGGTTTCTTTTAGTATCTCAATCTGTACCGATGCAGGCACAGTTGAGCTTATTTTATGGACTAATTCATTAGCTGATATACTATATTTAGTCTTGTCAAATGATAGAACACGCATTATATTGTATTTACCTCTTTATTGATGTGGGTGGAAACTTGCTCCGTTTTCACCCTTTTTTTTATTGCCAACAAGTCATATGAAATTCACACATCTTGCAAGTAAAGTAGTCGTTATTGTGAGCTATTCTCGGCATCATTGTCGATGATTCAACAGCCTTGATGATATCAACAGCCCGATCACTAATCTTCTGAGCCAGTGATTTATCAAACTCTACCAGTTCATAATAAATATCTGATGTATTTTTGTTAATAACTGTAAATAGAGCTGGATGTTCGGTTAGGTCCATATATGCTTGATACAAAGCGACTTGCGCTGCATATACTGGATTAGTTCTTGCCATACCATCCCGAACAAATTCCTTAAACTTCCGGTCATTTGCTGATTTACACTCCCATAGCATAGGATATTGTAGTCCAGCTGCTTCAGGACCCGAACAAATTACCCCGTCTATATGTCCTTTGATTTGATCATCTGCAATAGAAAACCCGAACTGTTTACCTTGCTTGTTTTCTGTACGTAAATCAAAACCACTTTGTCTAAGCCATAAAGCCATTTGATCCTCTATGATATGCCCGAACTCAAAAATACGTAAGGTACGAGCTGAGAACTCTTTATCATGATCGGATTCTGTACCCATAAACCTATACTGTATGCGCCTTGCACATTCTTCTCCTAATGATGACCCACCTAAATAGGTACGTCTTGGTTTCTTTTTATTCTCACCAACAATGCATTCATCAATAACCTTTTTTAATTTAAAGGATTGATCAAAAAGGTATTCCTTGCGAGGGAGATGCTCTTCCCGTCCATTGTTGATAATTTCTCTCCATTTTTCTAATTTCTTCGATATTTGATCCATGTTTTATATAGCCTGCCTCTTGAATTAAATAAATTAAAGTTGTCACTTCTTGCTCTGATAAATCACCTAGTTTCTTGCCCCATCCTATCTTATCACACGCTTTTGCAAACGCTGATACAGGATTTAGTACAGGTCCATAGGTTTCTTCATATTCCATTTTATCTCCCTTAATGTATCGTTACATTATTTTTATTCATTCTTTCTTCTCTATTCTTAACAACCTCATGCGTGATCGTAACGTCCATTAGTAAAACTTCATCTTTAAAAATTCTAACGATACCATAAGCACAAGTGCCACCTATTCTTTGTTCTATCATAGTGACAAAATCAGATGCAGCTTTCTTCAATTCATCTTGATCTAAGTTATCAACCTCTATTGATTCATTAAAATCGTATTCTTTTAGATTAGGTAAACCATTATCAATAGGGTCAAATATTGCTAATATAGATTTAATTTGTACTTCGTTCTTCATCACAATTCCTCCATCTTGGTATTGGTTTAAGTTTTTCACCATCAATAGTTACATAAAATTTTTTGCAATCATACCTAACAAATGCGTCACCGTAGTGCATTTGCCTGTGGTGATTAGCACAAAGACACATAATGTTGTCGGTCAAATCGGTACCATTTTGAGAGAGTGGGATGACATGATGAGCCTCTGAGTATTGACGACCATTTTCTTTTATAAAGGTATAGTTTTCAAAAATACCTTGTGCATTACATATTTGACACTCATCCTGAAAATGATCCTTAACTTTATCTCCATTAGGGCCTCGCTCTATACGTTCAGATTGTTTCAAGTCCCATTCTTTTTCCTCCTCTGTTTGATAAGTCTTTTCTGGATAAGAAAGGATATCAACGTCTTTTACATAGTTTAATTGTGTGTACTTACATTGTTTAAGGTAATCTAATTCTTTGTTATCTGAAACATTAGCTGTAAATGAAAAGTTCATGCCCTCAATGATGTCATGTTCATCCGAAAAATGGTTAAAACTTTTGCTGTTTGTTTTATAAAGATTTTCATAAGTGTCTTTAAAAAAGAAACCATCTTCACCAAGGAACCATTCATCTGTTAAAGAATTAATATTCCCATACTTTGTATCTACACAACAGATAAAGGTTAAATTAAATTTTTTCTTTTTTTCACCTTTTTCAAACCAATGCTCTGAACCTTGATAACCGGATAAAATTTTATACACCTGAGACATAGAGTGTTTATTGCAAGCCATTACTTCTCTCCACCCAAAGCACCATAGCCACAAATATCAATCCAACTGTCCTCGTGATCAGGTGTTTCTATTAATCTACAAAGCTTAACGGCTACCATACATTGATAAACTTGACGTACTGTTACCTCTTTACCTAATAAAACAGACCATATATCAGCGATTCGCTTATGATTGATATATGCATCTCCATAATCTTTTGCCCGATTACCATTTACTAATCGTTCTGCCTCTTCTAATATTTCTTCCCTTTTTGGCATCTTATGCTCCCATTTTATATACTATGCTATCAATGATAGATTTATTCCAGAAATAATTTAACCAGCAGTTAGCTTTGTATCTGTTCCAAGATAGATCAAAAGCTGTAATGTTTACGTTATAATTAGATAAATGATTGATTTGTTTCTCTGAAACTAAACTATTTAACCACCTCTTGCTCTTGTTAGCAGAGTCCGATGTTTCAATTTCTCTCATAAAATCATCAGCTGAAGCAATTGCCTGGTTCTTGCTGCCGATAGCAATTGTTCGGATTTTATCCCTGGACTTCTTTACAATCGCTATAGATGTATCATTAACAGTAGCAATAAGACCAAAGCCCTCAAAACCACAAGCCATCATCATAGATCCATTCCCACACATATCAATCCAACGAAATGGAGATCTATCGATTAGCTCCACTTCCGTCATTTTAAATTTAGAAATAGTCTGTTCTACAGTATTCTCTAAGCTAAATTCAAAACCACACATAGGGCATTCTTTGACGTTAAGTGGTATTGAAGCCTCACAAGAAGGACAAGTTTTCTGTGGCGCTTCTCCGACCTCTGATGGATCTCTACCATCTAGATTTATTGATTCATCAACAGAGCCATGTGTTAATATGCTTGTGCCAAAATCTAAAACAACACAATCTTTTTTGATAATGTTAGGATATATCTCAGGATCTATAGTTCTCAAACCCCGTCCGATCATCTGAACCATCGTTGATTTGTATGAACAAGGTCTTGTTAGAACAATACAAGACACTGGTGGTGCATCAAATCCTTCTGTTAATACAGCCACATTGACAACAACTTGCGTATCCCCAAACTCCAGATCATGTAATATTTTTTTACGATCATCTCTTGGTGTTTCAGACGTTACAATCTTGGCTTTTACACCTATATTTAAAAACTCTTGAAGTAAGTCCTTTGCGTGTAATATTGTAGAACAAAAAACAACTGTTTTTCTATCACTAGCTTTGTGTTCCCATTCAATAACAACCTTTTCATTGATTACTTTTTTGTTCATGATACCTTCAACTTCAGACATATCGAAGTCATCAACTGTTTTACGAACATCATTTAGCTCATCTTGTACACCGACATCGATAACATAAGCCTTTATAGGTACTAAAAAGCCCTCACGTATCAGTGTAGCTACCTCAATTTGGTGACAACAATTCGTAAATATATCTCTTAATCCTTGCCTATCACCTCTGTTAGGAGTAGCTGTAAACCCGACAATCTCCGAGTTTGGATTGTCAGATCTTACTTTTTTAATAACTTTTTTATAAGTTCTTGCAGCTGCATGATGGCTTTCATCTATGACAAGCATATCAATAGAACGTAGCTTATCTAAGTTTTTATCTCTAGATATAGTTTGTACCATAGAAAAGATAACATCACCTCTCCAATTCTTTTGTGTACCATCAACAATAGATGTCTTAATTGAAGGATTAACTTTCAGAAACTTCTTTTTATTCTGTGAAACAAGTTCATCTCTATGCTGTAGAACAAGAACCTTTTTATTTTTATTATGCCTTTGACCCACAAGTGCAGATAACATAATAGTTTTACCTGCGCCTGTTGGGGCAACAACAATAGTATTCGAGTGTTTATCTAAAGCATTATAAGCTGAAGATACTGCAACCTCTTGATAAGGTCTTAACATCATATTTTACCTCTTTATATGGTGAGGGGGTTATACGCCCCACGCCCCCTCATCGTGGTTCTAGCAGGCACAAAGATAGCCTTGGCGCTAGATTACTTATTAGCCCAACTAGGTGCATAGCTAGTATTCGTACCTTGTTGTGGTGCTTGTTGTGGTTGTTGCACCGATGGCTGTTGCGTTGGTGGAGCCATTGCAGGCTGACCACCAGAGATATAATCTTTGTGATCCTTAGTCAATGGAGCAGATAAAACATTCTTATCCTCATAACCATTTGTACCTTTTTGTATCCTAATACGAACACAAAGCTCCATACCATTTAGATCACCAATACCCGTGATACTGTTACGTACATTAACAGCTTGCTCACTCATATCACTTATCGATAAATCTTTTGCACTATCAACTATAGCACGAATAGTTCTCATGCCAATCTCTTGTGCCTCTGGTACGTTTCTCTCTGTCATTTTATCTCCATCAACAAAGATACGATCCCAAAATTTACGTTTATCATATTGACCACCTATGATAGTAAACTCAACATCAGCCCATTTAGCCTTTGTGTCTTTGCTAAATGTAAACCAATTACCTCTACCATACATAGCTAACTCATGATTACCACCTTGTAGTTTAAGTATGACTCTGCATACTGTACCATTAGGAATAAGTTGAAAGTCGCCACGTTTATCGTCTGGCTGAACGTCATTTAAATTAAACATTAGTTGTTACCTCTTCTTTCTTATTTGCAATTTTAGGATCAATAAAATCCAACTCCTTATCATGATTTGAATGATCACTGCTTAGTTTAGCAAGTAGCTTACCTAAGTGTGGCTCTTCCAAAGTATCTAATCTGCCCGATCTATCTTTGGCAGGATAGCCCCATTCATTAAGTGTTTGACACACGAATGATCGGTAGGTTCCTGTTTTTTCATCACCTGTCATGATTGCCATAGTTATGACTTCATCAACGATTCCAGGCAGTTCTCTTCCTGTCTTAGAACCCTCTATCTGAAGTTCATAGATGGTACGAGAATATTCATCTATTCTCTCATCAAGTATGCCGACAAAGACCACATTCTTATCACGAATATGCTGTAAGTGTGTTAGCCAACTCATCATTTCTCTCCCGTGCATACCATAAGCTGCTCTAGTGTCTAGTTTACCAGACCTGTCAGACTTATTCTCTGGTTGTTGTAAGCAATACTGAAAGCATAGTCTACCTGCTACAGTAATACTATCAACAAAAATAGTGTCGTACTTAGATAAGAACTGACTTGGATCGCCTAATGTGGCCAATACACTTTCATAATGTGCTTGGCTATAAGCACTGTCATTACCTAATGATGGATTAGCGCCACCTAAAAAGCAGGCAAAATCACGACATTCTCCCCAAGTTCTAGGACGAATCACATCGATAGGCCAACCCTCGATGGCTGCATCGCCTGCTTCTAGATCCATAAATAATGTTTTGTCAGAGTCTAGTGTCCTAGCAAGAGTGGTTTTACCCACCCCACTAGGTCCCATGATGACGATCTTATGTCCTCTTTTCTCTGCCATGCGTTGCTCCGCTGATATAATTTGTAGTCCCATTATGTTCTCTCCTCATCGACTTCAATAATAACACCACTTGTAGATACAGTTCGAGCCGTACTAAACATCTCCAATAGTTCTGGTGGTGCCTCTTTATATCTTTGCTCACGAATAGAAAGCTTTTTCTCTATGTAATGCTTGGATAAGTCAGGACCTAACCTTGTAGATATGTCCTCTAATGCTGGTGTATCCCACACAACATTCTTCTTAAATACACACTTAATCTTCATATCATCTTCAAAGATGCTAGTGGTACCAAAGTCTTTACCATCTTCATAAAGCTTTTGTTTAGCCTTAGCCGAATAACGATCATAGATCTTGTCATTCAGTATTTTAAGTAAGGCCTTATCTTTTTCTATACGTGACCTGATTTCTTCACGTTGTTCAAATAAACTGTCTTTTATCATGATTTCTCCTTGTTTTAATAAAAGCTAGATATGAACAATATGGTATTGTATGGAATAAATGTCAACAAGAAAATTTATTTTTTTTCTTATTTACGTAAATGTCTATATTATAAAGGGCTTTCATGAGTTTCTTTTTTAGTTTGAACTCCTGTGTTTCAAACCCTTTTGTATCCTCAACGACCTCTTCTACATCACCATCAGGTGTTTCTTTTTCATAAACAAAGTCAGCTATATATTTACATATCAGCATATCGTTGACGTATATTTTAAAAGTTTGTTGGAGCTGTAATTTTTTTACAAACCCAGCTTTTTCCATAGCTTTTAACTGTCCATATCGCTCAGCTTCCCACTTGGAATCAAACTTCTTTCCATCGACAATAGTCTTCTTTGCCCCATACTTAGATCTTGACGAAAAGTATTTGGTATTATATGGTATTTTTAGTGCCATTTATAAGAAGGATACAATAATGTCGGATACAAGTAAATATAAAAGTATCGCCCTATCAGTTGATACATATAAAAAATTACAGTTTATCTGCCAAAAGGAACACAGGCATTTAAATCAACAAATGTCAAAGTTCGTTGATGATTACTATAATGCTAATTATGCAGATGAAAAAAAAGACCTTGCTAATCGTGGCGTTGGATCAATAGCGCACTAATCTAATAAACTTGCGCTACCTAATCCACCCAATAAGGAAGCAGCTACTGCTGGATTTGTAGCTGCTCTTTGTCTTATATTGTTCTGTCTTATCTCCTGTGCCTGTTGTCTAATTCGTTCAATTGGACTTAAAGCTGTTGTACTTGTTGTTTGTACTGGTGGAGGCGATTGTATTAAATCAAACATATCTGTTAGACTTAGACTAGTATCTTGAGCAGGTTCTATCATTTCCGGAACATTTGTTCGGGTTCTTGTTTCGTTTCCAACACCTAATCTAGGAACAATTTGTTCTGTAGTTTTTCTTATTGTACTTGGACGTTTTGAGGCTATTTGAGCTGCTGCTTCTTCTGGTGTAGGTAATACAGCGTCAATAGCATCTGCATTTTGTTTTAGATTGTTCTTTTGTATTTTAATATATTTATCAACTAATTGATCGTTTGATAAAACACCTGAAATAAGTTTAGCTCTTAAAAGATCCTTCCATTTAGTAATAGGATTAGCAGTTATGTTAGCTGCAACTATAGCTCCTTCTTTAGAAACATCACCTAATAATTGTATTTGTTTACCAAGTTTAAATAAAGCATCCGCACGTTCTTTACCCAATAATTCTTGTAAATGACCTTTTTTATATTTATTTAAAGTGCTTAAAAGAATTTTACTAGCATTTTCACTATCAAAAATACCATCATCAACTGTGCTAAGTATATCCTCAATTGTTGATTTTCTAATTTGATCAAACTCAACAGAGTTTTCACCAAAAAATTCTTTAATTCTTTTTATATCAGCTACTTCAGTCGATGGTCTTGCTAAATGTTTTATAACATCAGATGGATCAACATTTCCCTCTGAAATACCTTTTATTACTTTGGACCTTAAAAACTTATTGGACTCAATACTAGCTTGTTCTAATTTTAACAATTTGCCAACAATATTACCTATCGGTCTGTCTGTAATTACTTGACCTATGACATCTTCATTTAAATTTTTGTGTGCATTTCTACCCAAAGAAGTAGCTAATGTTTTAACTTGATTCCATTTATCATTACCAAATAAAACATTACCAGTTGTACCTAATTTGTTTATTTCTGTAGCAAAAGCACCTCCATTAAACATACTAATGTCATCATAATTACCTTTTGATTTTGCTATTGCATCATCTAAATATTTTCTAGCTAACATTTCACGTAATTCTTCTGGATTATCACTAGCCCTTAAAACAGCATTAAGTTTAGCAGGTGATCCGGGTACAATTATTTTTTCATAAAACCTGTCAACGTAAAATTCTTTACCCTCTGTAGTAGATGCAGCTCTAACATTTCTAACTGCATTATGTTTTTCTAAAGCTTCAAATCTTTTTATACCATCTCGGTAATTTTTTATTGCCGTTCTTCTTTGATTTGCTGCTGTTTGTAATGAAGATTTCAACTTATTATTAGCTTTAAATCCAGGTGCAAATGCAATTTCAGAACTTTCAATAATATCATCTATTGCAGTTCTTAGTATTTTTAATTCTTGGGAACCAGTTGGACCAAATAAAAGTATGTCATTAAAATTTTTTCTTGCTCTGGCTAATTGAGAAAAAGAAGCAGCGTTGTTTTGATTTTTTAACAATGTTTGTAATTGCTTAACACCTTGGGATAATTCTGTTTTATAAAATGAACCAGTTGTATCTAAAAATTGATCTACTGTTTTTCTGAGAGAACTTACATCAAAAGCTTTTATACCACCAATATCTAATAAATCTTTACCATTTACTTTAATACCTTGACCTGCAGCGTTTAAAGTGTTGTCAATTAAATCAAATTGATCACTAGAATTTTTACTAAATGAATTAAAAGCTCTTGTTATAGAAGTAAGAGCTTCATCACTAATATCTATATCAGCTTTTGTGGCTTTTTCTAATAAGTCTATACTCTCATCAATAGATTTTAAGTACTCCTTTTGCGCTTGTTTTTGCGCTTGATTTAATTTATTTACATTTTTAATTGTAGCATCAAAAACTAAATTACCAGCATCATCTCTAGTTCCACCTATTTCTTTTATTAATCTATCTTTTTCATTTTTTGCAAATAGTAAATTTGCTTCAATTCTTTCCATAGTATTTGATGCATTTTCATTAAATTTTTGTTGATAGTCTAAAGCTTTAGGCGCACCGATTGATTTTAAACTTGGCTTACCTTTCTTTTTAAGTATGTCTTCAACTAAATCTAATTGTTCTGCTGATACTTTGGTGGTTTGAGGACTTCTTACTGCACCAATAGTTCTACCCGCAAGTCCTGCCGCTCTTTTACCTATACCAAATATAAAATCTCCAACTAAACTTCCTCCTGCACCTAAAGCACCTTCAATAGCAACATCTCTAGCAATCTCTTTACCTGTTTGTCTTTGAAATCCAAGCAAAGATTCAATTCCCTCTTCTATCGCTTGACCAGCAGCGGCACCAGCTCCACCACCTACTGCAGAGCCACCAACAGTACCAAGTACAGGAACGGCAGATCCTAATATGCCACCTCCAATCGCACCTGCTGTTCCTAAAACAACTTCTGGTAATATTCCTGCTACATCAGCAATATCGCCAAATGAAAAACCTTTATCTTCAATAACAAGATTTTTTCCTACAGGATCTATTCCTCTTTTCTTCTGTCCTATTTCAGTTAAGGCTAATTGACCTTTACTATCCTTAATATATCCCTCTTCACCAACCAAACTTTTAAGTATAGCTTCTTTCTCTTCATCTGTTTCACCAAAAGATAATCTTGCTCTCAAACCTGCATCACCACCTGTTTCGTAATCAAAATTAAAATCTTGACCTTCAGATTCTTTTTCAGATACTAAATCTGACAATGATTTACCAGATCCAAGATCTTTAAATGCTAAAGATGTTAGTAAGTCACTTGCATCCTCTGGATCTTTTTCCAAAGTTCTTAGAACCTCTAATTGAGTTCTTTGATTTAAGTTGCCAGATTCTAATTGTCTTAATAATTGTAACTTTTGTTTATCATTCATTATTTTATGCCAAATTTATTTTTAAGTCTTATAAGATCCTCTGCGTCTTTTCCTATTAAACTATCAGAATCTGTTCCAAATAATGTTTTAGCAACATTTCTATTAGCATATCTATCTAAATTAGTTATTCCCTCAATGATGTCACTTTCTGCTCCGATAACAATATCATTAAATAAATCTTGTATCCTAGCTCTTTGTGTTCTTATATCTCCAAATGCTTTTAATTGTCCTACGATTCTTTCTACTCTCTCTCTATCAGCGTCAGATATTGTTTTGCCTGATTCGCCTAAAATATCTGGGGCTTTTTTCATAGCTAAATTTTCTAATATACGAATTATTTTATCAGACTCTGTCTCGTCTTCACTAAATTTTATTTGAAATGCAGCCATCAAACTGTTTATTTTATCAGCCGTATAAGTAAATACGTTTCTATTATCTTCAGTCAAAATACCTAAATCAACAAATTTATCTTTCATTTTTTGATTATCTTTATACATTCTAGCAAAAGATCTATATATTTCATCAGAGTTCTGTAATAATAATGGATTTTTACCTACCATGTCTGGATTATTTGGATTTATCATTGCAACATTTACTTCAAACATACTTCCAGCTTCTGCATTTTTAAACAATTTAACCTTAGTAGGTGTTTCTCTATATTTATCCTTACCTTCAGGAGTTTCTAAAGCTTCTTTTGCTATTTCATGAAAGTTCTCTGCAGGCAATATAGCAAAATTATTATTAAAGTTTTCATCATTTTTTAAAGAATTAATGTCTGCATTTGAAAATGACATTAAACGTGCCTTATCGACATTTGCTGCATAAAGGGCAGGAGTCAATCCACCTTTCCCATCTGTGGGTACAACAAAATAATCTTTAGTTTCATTAAGTTTTTTCTGAGCTGCAGCTGCAGTAGCTCTATCTTTAGCTTGTGCTTTAAGAGCGTATTTACCAGCAGCCAATTGTTCAGCATCAAATTTTTTCTTAGCCTCCTCTAATTTAGGCATGGCTTTTTCTGTGGCTTCACCTACAGATGTTAATATCTTACTGATATCAAAGCCTTTACCAGCTCTATTCTGCATCAAGCCTAAACCTAAAGCCATGAGAAAATTACTTTTATCTGGACCACCCTCTATATTTATACCCGTTGCCTTAGCAAATTCTTTTTTATAGTCCTCTAAACTTCTTCCACCACCTGTGCCAGCACCTTTTGTTGATTTACCTTTACCAGCTTTATTCATGAAGTCATCCATAGCAATTTTGAATGCATCTTCATTAATTTGATCTACATTTTCAGGAGTTGTTGGCGTTCCTTGCAGACGACCTTCTTCTTCTTTTCTAAAAGCTTCTTTCTCTCTTCCGAACAATTGTTCATCAGCTTTTACTTCTTCCTGTAAATCAGCTACAGATTTTTCTTTTTCTTCAGCTATTGTCTGTGGCCTACCACCTGGCGGTACTTTTGGAGATACAGCATCAGTTAAACTTTTAAGTTCTTCTTCAATTGTTTGTGGTCTACCCTCAGTTGGTATTTTTATGTCACCAAATAATCCTGCTGTTAAATCTTCTGCTATAAATTTTTTTCTTAAATCTTCTTCATTTGGTCTAGGGTTTGTTAAAACTCTTTTTCTAAATCTTTCACCCATCGTTTGAGGGTCTAAAACATCTTTAAAGCTATCAACACCTGAGTCATATAAGTCAGATGCTTTTTGCCTAAAAAAATCGGAAGTTGATTTTGGACCACCAAGTAATTCATTTAAAATCCCTGTTATATCAGAAGCTCCACCATAAATTGATTTACCTGTACCTAATCCAAGATCTATGGCTGATTCAAGACCCATACTCAATAAGTTTGACAGATTAGGTAATCCATAAGTTTTTTGATTTTCAGCCATACTTATCTCCTACTGATAATAACTATTGAAGGCTGTTGCAGCTCCTACACCTTGTAAAAACGGATTTGGACTTGGTTGATAAGCTGTTTGATAGGCAGAAGTTGTTCCTGCTGTTGGTGATCCTGATAAGAACTGTTGACCTATGGATAACGGCATTAAAGCACTTTTTAATGGTGCGAACTGATTTGCTCTGAAAGCGTCTAAAACAGCCTGATCATAGCTCTGTTTCTGAGCGCCTGCTGTTGCCATAGCATTTAGATCATTGGCTGTCAGTGCGCCATATGTTTTACCTACGTCACCCATGATACCACCAAGTTGACCAAATCCCTGACCTAATCCACCTGCTATACCACCAAGCTTACCTATACCTGCACCTAATTGACCTCTGCCTAGACCAAGGTTGCCTAAACTAGCACCAAGGCCACCCATTAGCCTACCAGATTCTAAATCTCTACGTTTACCTTTTTCAAAGGCATCCATAGAAGATGCTAACGCTGTTTTATATCCACTTGATAAAAGTTTGGAAAGAGCATCTGCCTTTGCATCGTAAAGAGTGTTTGCTAGTTCTTGTTTTCCAAGACCTGCTCTACCACTACCAAATGCACCTCTACTAATAGCTTCTGCGTCTGCTCTTTGTTCTGCTTTTGCACCCTGTTTATCTAACTCTTTCATCGCTACATCGATGACATTCTGTTGATAAGGATC